GGCTAGCCTTAACATCGATGTCCTTTTGTTTGTAGCAAGTCAGGCTGGCGTCAGTTTGCAAAATCGTTTCAATGCACGATTCCAGTGCGCTTTCAAACTGGTAAATGGTTTCGATGTTACTAGCTGGCATAGCCTGAGTTCCCGGTTTTTCCCGACCCGTATTTGATTAGGCGGGCAAGGTTGCGCTCCATAAAACGGGCGCGGTTTTGCAAGGCGTAATTGACAATGCGCTCACAGTTGCGAATGACGCCGGGCGTTTTGTTGCCTATCGTAATGCTTGGCGAAGTCTTGTCGTCTAGGTTGGACAGCACGTAGCCATTGACGCCGTTTGCATGGCGCATAATCCAGCCGGGCAGCCTGATTCCAAGCAACTGCGCTCCGACACCCCATCCGCCTTTCTGCTTTCCTACGTATTTCCAAACCTGCGCCCTGTATTTCTCATACATTGACTGCGAGACATACATGATTTCAATTCGCTTGTTTCGGCCTAGCGGGTCGCGCCGGTTGCGGAACTTTTGCAGCGTTCGCCCGGTGCTAGGCGAGCGCAAGGACTGATGGTGTTCGCGCATCTGCTCAAGCGTCTCGCCGTAAAGCTCAACGTCAACAATCGCTTTAGTCCTGTCCGTTGTGCCACTAGGCATGATGTAGTTGAACTTGAAGCGTGCGCCGGACTTGCTGCGTTGAAGCCGCTTTAAGCGGGCAATGTTCAGCCACTTTGCGTAGTTCGCGTCTGACATCACTTCAAAAACGGACTTCAAGTCTTTGGCAATGGCAAGCTCGCCCTGCCTGCGGGCATTCACGTCAATGGTTTCATACCGGCTAACGCGAGACGTGCCGCCCTGAGGTGGAGTGCGGGCGATAATCTCACGCATTAGCATCTTGGCTTCCTGCTTTAACACCTTGCCCGCGTCGCCTACGTGCATCGCCAAAGCATTCAGCTTGTCGCGGAATACCGTGTCGTCAACTTGTAGCGTGGACAGGCTCATCAGTTGGACTTGGTAAGCCCCATCGTGGACAGAATGCCGTTGACTGAATCCTGCCGAGTTAAAACCCGGTAGCCGATGCTGCTGATTGTCACTCGGTCATTAACCGTCGGAGCGGTAGCCCAGTCTCCCAAGACGGTCACAATCTCCGCGTCGCGGTTGTCCAAATAGCCAGCGTCGCCCATATCAAGCCGCCGTTCAATGCGGTTGAAAACGCACGTAACGGAAGCTGCGGACGACGTGACAAGAATGCCAATCTCGGTTTTGAGACTGTCTATGTCCGCGTCCATTTCGGTTGCTAGGCTCATGGCTTGTCAACGTAACAGACGCGGGGGGCAATGTCTAGGACGGGGGAGGGGCTTCCGTTGTCGCGCTGCTGTGGCGGTATTCGTGAAGGATATACGGAATGTGGAACGATGTTTTTGCAACGGCGCAAAGTCTGGAAGCGTAAGCCCAATCTTCGCCATAGTTGCTGGCTGGGAAAAAGCTCTGAATTGCAAGCCCTCTCCGCCAAGCGCAGACGTGCCATGCGTTGCGGAACGTTGTTCCGCCGGGATTAAACGACTGATTCGGATTGCCAAGCCCAAAGCAAACTTCGGAAATGTGTTCGTTTACCTGCGAATGCTGGCCAAAAGTAATCACGTCAACGCCGGGGTTTGATTGTATGGCTAAGACAATTTCAGCCACGTAATCAGGTCGAACCCAGTCGTCATCATCGCAAAAAGCGACATATTGCCCGCGTGATGCTCTCAGCAAAGCGTCCCGTTTCTCGCCTACAGTGCGCCGCTTGTTGTCCATTAAAACAAGATGTTCAACCGGCTTGTCGCCTATTTGCCGCGCTAGTTCGTCGGATAGCTTTTGAAGCTGCGCCCAGCGGCTAGGGACGGCGGGGGTTAGGACGGAAAGGAGGATGCTCATTTTGTCAGTCGTTTGATTTCGTAATCCAAATACGTTCTGGCCTTTTCCAAATCTTCAATCGTGCTGCCCTTGTGTCCCGCACGCCAGATGTATTTTTGAACGTTGCCCAGCGCAAAAGACATATGTTGCGCGATGTCTATGCACTCAATACGCCTGCCGCACTGGCACTTGGCCGGGCTGCTATTGTAGTGCTTAGGATGGTGAACTTGGTCGCTCATTTAGGCACGCGATAAATCCAAATCGGCACAAGCGGAACCGCGCCGGGAAGCAACTCGTTGACGGCCCGCATAACCTCGGCGTGTTGCGCGTCATGTCCCGCCAAAACTGCGCCCGGCTTCATCTTAGGCAGCCAAGCGGCAATATCGCGCCTGACGCTTTCGTAATCGTGCGCGGCATCAATGAAGACAAAGGCTAGCGACCTGTCCTCAAACCATTTCGCGCCGTTTGCCGAGTCGTCCTCAATCACGCGGATGCTGTCGCTCACGCCGCATCGTTCAATGTTCCGCGTAAATTCGGCAAGGTTGCTGCCGCCGTTTGCCGCTACCGTATCAACGTGCGCGGTTTGTCCTTCCTCGCCCTTAAAGCTGTCAACGGCGTAAATCTGGACTTGTTTGCCCGCTCGCTTGATTCGTTGCGCGAGATAGGTAATTGAACGCCCAAGCCAAACGCCAACTTCAACCGCTTTGTCGCCGTCCTTCAAGCTGTCAGCCACCAGCTTGTAGAAGTCAAAGAAGTTAAACCAACCGGGAATTGTTGACCAATCATTGCCCATCCGCAGGCGTTCAATGACTGCCTGACCCTGCGCGTAGCGGGCCGGGGCGTTTTGTTCGCTGTGCGTTTTGTCCATCGGCTCGCCCGTAAAGATGGGATGCCGGTGGAGGAATTCAATGTGCTTGGCTTCGATGACTTGCCCGCGTGCGTAGGCAACGTCGGTGAACCAGTTGTCCGAATACACCCCCGTAAAATCAGGGTGAAACAGGAAGAAGTCTTGCCAATAGTAAGCCCGCGTGCAAATCGCCATGCAAAGGAGCTTATCCTTCCGGTGGCCGTCAGAGATCGCCAGCACGGCGGGCTTTTTCAAGTCGCCAATGGCGTTCAAAATCAGCGTGTCCCAGCCCTGACAAGGCACCCAATCATCGGACAGCTGAAGCATTACGTCGCCAATGCTCATTTGCGCCGCCGTGTTCCAAGCCGCAACGCACCCGCCTCCCGGCGTGATTTCGGCATGATGGAAACGGCGAAGCGGCTTGCTCTCTTCGTCGTCCTCGTCAAACACAAAGATATGCTCAATGTTTTCGGGGCGGTCAGCCATATCAAGCCAAACCTTGCGGCACAATACGGCTTGCTGCGGACGGCCTCGCGTTGCGTGCAGAAGCGAAATGCGGCAGCCGCCAGCCTTGGCCAGAGCCGCACGGCGGGCAACGTCAACGGCCTCGCGGTGTCCGTTCATCCGCAGGGCTTGCATCATCAAGTCTTCGCCAAGCCAACCGTAAAAGCTCTGCCGATTGTTCCAGTCCTTATGCAACGGCGGCGGCGTCGCCATCATTTGGCGGGCGTAGGTCAACGCCAACTCTGGCTTGCCATAGTCAAGCGCATTAGAGCTAAGAACGCCAAGGGCTTCACGCCGCGATGGGTCTGCCCGGTAGGCTTCGTGTAGCAACGTCTCGCGCATAACCGCGTCGTCAGTCATGCGAGCCAAGTTCATCAGCATTTCATACTTCTCAGCCCTGCCAAGTCGCGGGTCTTCAAATGCTTTTTGCGCCGTGCGAATGCTGCCCTCCTTGTCGCCAATGCCCATCAACTCGCCGTGCAGGTGGTAGAGCAAACCGGGATGCATTTCGCTCTCTGGAATGCTCTTGAGAATTCGCAAGTTGCGTTCGTTGCTGCCGCTCTTATCAAACCGGGGCGAGTGAAGAATAACAACTCGGTCATCTTGTGCGCCTTGAATCGGCTCAATATCAAACTTGAAACACTCGTGGACGGGATACTGCCACTTGCCGCACGTGCGATTGATAAGCCTTTCACGCGGAACGCTTACGCCAAGTCCGCTGATTTTGTAAGGGAACACGTAGGTCGCATAAAGCCCTTCGCGTGCGTGTTGCCGAATCAGTTCGCCGCCGCTTTCCAAAGTGTCGTCAGAGTCGCACCAAAAACACCAGTCGTTAGAGGCTAGGTCAAACGACGTTTGGCGGGCCGCTGCGAAATCGTCAACGTGCTTCCAATCTTCGTGTCCCGGCTTGTTGCGGTATTCTCCCCACACAAGCGGAACGCCCAATTCGGCCAGAACGCGCCGGGCAATGGATTCGGTGTCGTCCGGTGTCGCGCAACCAATGGCACGGACTAGCACAACCTCGTCACAATGCGGGGCGAAGTTTCTCAAGCAACGCTCGATATACTCGGACACGTTGCCGACAATCATGCAGAGGGACACTTTACTCATAGCCAAGCCTCCAAGGTAAAACGGCACTCGCCGCAAGTGAGAGTTTGAAACGCCCGCGTATTGAACCCGCGCCGGTCAAGCTCATCCTGTGCGGCTTTCAATCGCGCAGGCTTGCTGTCCTTTTTCAGTGGGAAGCGTTTAGTTGGTTTTGGTGATTTCATAAAGCTAGTTCAATTCTTGCCATGCGCCCGGCTTGAAGCCTTGCAAGGTGTGCTGTTTTTTCGTCTTCCGTTCGGGAATGCCACCATTTTGAAATAGAGGCGGACATCAACGCTTTTGTCTCCGGTGTGCGCTTCAGCCCGCGAATTTTATTAGCACGCTTTTGGCGCGTTTCTTCGCTTTGCTTTCTCCCGACATTTGACGCGATAAGGCGAGCCATGTTTTCGGGATTTGGCTTCCATCCCTTTCTTGACTCTTTGTATTTAGCTATTGCCTCAGCGGTCTTTGGCTTTCCAAGCATTGCAATCCTGAGCTTTTGTTTTGTCTCTTCGGTAAGTTTTCTGCCCCGCTTACGCGCCGCCATTTTCTCACGCGTTTCATTTGTAAAAGAAAAAGACGCGTCGCCGCCTGCCGTTAAATTGGTAAGCTTGAAGCCGTAAAACGAAAGCGTTGAAATCCAAAATCGCTCTGAGTCTGCCCAGCCTAACTCGTCAACCTCTTCTAAAATTTCAAGATTTGGTTGCAAGCCGCAGCTTTTAAGCCCCAAAATCCAGCTACACTTATGGCTCGTGTCTTTTCTGGTTATGTGTTGCCAAAGCCTGCGATTAGGATTTAGGGCTTTTCCAACGTATCTTATTTGCCCGTCACGCGGGTCTGTTAGGGCGTAAATAAAAGCCCGCCGCGCATTGGGACTTTGAGTGCGCTGCGCTGGGTAGGCAGGCTCCAATACGGGCGGGCAAATTTGCGCTTCGTCACTCAAAGTGACGTTATTCAACCATAAAAAAAGCGCACGTCAATAACAAAAAAGCCCGCCGTTTCGGGCGGGCTTGGTGTTAGTCTGAAAATCAATCCAGCCTCTTCAAGACGCGACCTCCGGTTGAAAGGCCACGCGCATATCCATAGTTGCACTCCATCGCTAGGTATCTGACTCCCGTAGCGTTATCATAGAATTTGCGGAGGCCCAAAACAAGGCCGGTTTCGGGGTCAGTCACCGGGCCAGCAGCCTCGTAAGTGTTGCCGGACTGCGGCTGCAAGTAACGCATCGCAATCGCAATCGCGTTCGGGTGGCACGCGAAGCCCATGACGGACGCGCCGGACGCAAACAGGTTGTTGAGTTCGTAGAAGTCAAACCCAAGCGCGCGCATAACTTTGCCTTCCTGCAAGACGCCGCTGTCGCGGAACATCTGCGCCTGAACAAAGTTCGTGACGCCAAGGAGCGCATCGTAGGGAGTGCAGTCAATCAGCATGGAGCGCGGGTCAACCGGCACGTCGTTCTGATTCAGCAAGAGCCGCGTAGCGCGAAGCTGCGGCACATCAAGCGCGGTGCTAGAAACCGCAGTAGCCAGCGAGAAGTTCGCCGTGGTCACGAGGCTCAGAATGTCCTGCATGACGAGCGTGGCAAGAGCCGCTCCCTGCTGACGGCCAAAACTCTCAAGGCTGGACGCCGAGGAGTTCGCGGCGGTCAAGTCATCCTGCCCGACGGCGAGGAACTTGTGGCCGGTAAGCGAGACAGTGACAACGGTCTTCGTGCCGTTGCACACAGCGTAGCTGCCGCCAAACGTAGTGGCAGTCAGGTTGCTGACGACGGGAACAAGCACGCTCGCGCCCTTGGTGCCGGGCGAAGCGGAGAAGTTCGTCGAGAAAGCGCGGAGCGGGGCGAGAACTTTGACGAATGCCTCAAGTGCGCTTTGTGCAAACAGTTCATCATCGAGGTTTGTGTAGGTTGCCATGTGTTTTTTTGTTTATGTTACTTGCTGATAGAAGCGGCCAGCCGCGCAGCGTCATTTGCGGCGCGGATTGCTTTCCGGTTTTCGCGGAAATAGATGGCCCGTTTATTCGGGTCGGTGATAGCGGCGAGTGCGGCAGCGTGGTCAACGGGCGTGCCGGAAGCATTGCCAGAGGGAGCGGCGGCAACTGGGTTGACCCCAATGCCCGCAACAATTTCAACCGCTTTGGCCGTCGCCGTTTGGGTAACGCTGTCAGCGAGTTTCACCTTGTCAGCTTCAAGCGCGGCAACCTTAGCAGCGAGCGCGTCGCGTTCCTGAATCAGCGCAACCTTCTCGGCGGCGAGGGCATCGCGGGCGGCAGCGGCTTGAGTAAGCAGCGAGGACGCATCAATCGCGGCCTTGGCGTTAGCTTCGGACTCAGCCTTGAGACTGCCGTTTTCGGCCTTGAGGTTTGCCAGTTCTTGAAGTGCGGTCATAAGTTTTGCTTCTCGTTACATTACACCGCCTTATCTGTCAAGAGTGCGAGCAGTATTTTTTTTGCTTCGTTGGAATCGCGCACCATCTCGTCAACGAGTTTAACGCCTGCGGACTGGTAGCCCATGAACGTCTGCCCTTGCATCGTTTCGTCGTCCATACCGGGGCGATGCTTCTTCACGTGTTCCTTGAAAACTTCCGCAAGGCTATCAACTTTGGCTTGGATCTCGGCGGCTTGGGCCTCGGAAAGCGACGTGCCGGGAACGCCTGCGCCCTTGAATTTACCGCTGCGGAAAACGTTCACGATGATTCCCATTGCCTTCGCCATCGCGGAAATGTCCTGATGCGCTACATAAACACCAATGCTGCCAACCTCTGCGGATGGAGTGGCGAGGATGGCGCGGGTGGGAGCGGCAAGCCAGTAAGCCGCCGAGCAACACAGACCGCCCGTGAAGGAAATCGTCGGCTTGGTAGCCGCAACGTCTTCAATCAGGCTCGCAAGCTCTGGTGTGCCTGTGACCGTGCCGCCCGGCGAATTGATGTCTAGCAGGATGCCTTTGACTGCGGGATTGGTAGCCGCGTCTTCAAGTTGTGTGCGGATGGATTCGGGCCGCGCAAAGCCTAGCTTGGAAGCAAACGCGGGCAGTCCCGCGACGATTGGCCCGTGAATCTGGATGACCGCAACGCCGTCGCCGTCAACTTCAACTCCCTCGTCGTCTTCGTCATCCTCAAACAGGTCGCTGAAAATGTCGGCTTGAACTTCCGACAGCTTGGCGAACCATCGGCGCGGTTCAATGAGCAGGAGTTCCTGAGTTTCTAGGATGGCTTTCATTCGGTGGGTGCATCTACGCCCGCAATTTCCTTTTGGGCGGAAGTGATAACTAGCGACGGGTTGGAATTGCGTTCTTGCAAGAATGCCAACACGTTGCCAATGGCGACATTGTGCTTGGTGGCAAGCTCTGCGGCGGTGGCAAAAAGGTCGTCAACCTCGGCCTTTTGTTGCGCCCGCTCCTCTTGCCAGTCTTTGCCGCGCCGGGCAGCTAAGTCGCGCAACGTAACCATGCCGAGTTTGTATTCCTCGCGGTCAACTTGCGACGAATACCCCTTGTCTGCGGTCAACTCCTCTGGCGTCTGGTGCGAGAATTTCCACCAGCCGGCATTTGCTGGAAGTTCTTTGCTCTTGATTGCTTTCGCAATGCGCCAAGCGTCAATGC